GAGATTCAGTTTCAAATAATTCAACTTCATAGCCTTCTATAAAAACTTGATCATTGAATAGTTTATTAATTTGAACTTCGTTTTTATCTCCACTCCGCCATGCTTCCCATTTCCAATCATCAGGCAATGCACCTTGTAGGAATTCATTGTCTATAAATTGTAATAATTTTACAGGGCAATCAAAATGCAGTTTTCCACCTTTAGGGTTAATCAACAATACAGTTTTATCAGCCATTTTTTATACCTTTCTTTGATTCAAAAATTTGTCAATCATATTGCGATGATCATTTACGAAACTGATTACTTCATCAAATGTATAAAATGCGTGATGGTAATCCCAATTTTCACTATTTTCTATCCATCCCCAATCATAGGGAACTACCACAAATCTAGGAATTTCTTTCGTTGCATTTGATACAACGTCTATATATCCATATCTTTTATTGGGTTCGGGGTGATCCGTAAAAACTTGCCAATAATTTTTAACTAAAAAACTTGGGCATTCGTCATTAGGATAGCTTATATAGTGTTCCCAACTTTTAGGGATAGGGAGATCACTCCAGTAATGCTCCCTGTCTATAAAACCTCCTTTAATATTTTTAATGTATGCCTCAATTGAATTGTTATTATCCATTGTTAGCTTTCTTTAGTTTGTCTAATTGATGACCTATTTTTTTTCTTTCTTCGTTTGTTTTGGCATTTACATATTTTTTTGCCAATTGCAAATATTTTTCAAAATCTTCATTTTTCATTTGTAGCCTTTCAAAATAAGATTTGCTCTTTTCATTGCTTTCTCTTTTGTGTCAAATAAAAAGTAGTTTTCTTTTAATTTTTTATAATCGTAGCAATGAACAAAAAAACTTTTTTCTTCATTTTTACCTACAACTATTTCTAGTTTATGAGGTATCGTAATGTATTCTTTTTTCATTTGTTTAGTATCCATTCCAAAACAGTTAAAATTAAATACGCAAAATAAATTCCAATAAATAATAAAATCATTTTTAATCCTTTTAATGTGCTAAATATACGATCTGATCGTATCTCTTAGACCAACATTTTTTACACTCTCCGCACTTGTGTGTTCCGTCAATAGTCGCATGGCATAAAACAGAATTATTCGTCTTGATTAAACTATAGTTTTCTACCTTTGATATCACAGTAGAAATTTTATAGTTTGCATTAGGTTTAAATTTGTTTTTGTTCACCATGTAATCAGAAATCCGAACCACAACATTTTTGGGAAAATCTCCGTATTGTTTTAAATACTTTTTAATAACCGGAAATTCTTTCGTGGGTATCCAATGCTTAACTTTTGGCGTTTGCTTTGCTACCTCTATAATCCTGATCAAAAATTCAATTCCGTTTGCCTTTGCGTTTGCGTTAAAATCGCCAGAATCTAACCACCGGAAATACTTTTTTTCTGTTTTATTTATTAGAGAAACCATAGCATTAACCCAGTCATCTCTATTTTGAATTGCTAAGTTCTGCAACCTTTGGGCATGGGATTTTTGAACACTAGGATAATTGTAATTGCCTTCATATGCGTAACAATTTTCACAAACTGAACCTTTGCATTTGTGAAGTTTTGAACCAATGCCACAATTTAAAACAGAAATACCAAAGTTATTAACGTCATTCCCCATTTTAGAAGAATGTCCCAAAGTTCCAACAATCTCTGTTGCTTTCTTTTTTGTGAATATAATTTTTTGTTCTATCATCTTTCTAGCCTTTCTATGCTTTCTATTTAATTGCATATTTTGAATAACAACGGGAACAACAATCTTCTGTCGTGTCTCCGTCCCACGCAAAAAACCAATCATATGTTTCAGTTTCTTCTGTATTAAAAACCATTTTACAACCTTGACAGGTTACATTTTCAATATTGTAAAAACAGTCTAATTGAGATAAATACATTCTATATCCTTTCTATCTTTATTCTTTCTAAACTACTTTTATTATTATCTCATACTACTTATAGGATAGGGAAAAAACTTGCGCCCTCTTGTTTGTTCCTTGATTCCTGAAACGTGCGCCAAGATCCCACCCACCCAACCCGAAAACCATTGACAAATCAAAGGGAATCGGGAAACCCACCCACCCCACCCCAAACAATTTATAATCTTAGTTCCTGGTTTCATTAGTTAATACCTATTAAACAAGGATAAAGGATAGGTAAAAAATACTTGACTTGACAAAAATATGGGTGGGAAACCACCCACCCAGATTCATTCTTTATTATTAGGTTTGTTCTGATCAAAATCAAAGTATTCGTCCTCATCGTAGTAATACTCATCGCCATTTTCATCGCATTCTGTTTTTGTAGGGGCTAAACCTACAAGACTACCAAAACCATTACAGGGTGTTTCAATCCTGTAATTACAGAATTGCTCTCCAATGTAATCAGGCATAACGATTTCAAAGAACTGTCTAGCAGAGTCATAACAATCTCTACTGAACCACCCTCTCAATGCTTCATCATCTTTAACCTTGATGATCGTATCAAGTGGAACAGTAACCAAACCAAAATCTTCTGTATCCAAATGGACAGTTCCTGTGACACGAACCAATTTGTATTTATTCTCTTTAGAATAACCACCAACAGTCACTACCCCTTTGAGGTTATCTAAACATTCCTGAATATGTTGATCTGCTTTACTCATTTCTTCAAACCCTCCTTAATTAAAATCATAAATACTTGCTTCCTGGAAATACTGCAGCCGAGCTCCTTCTCGAACTTCTTTTGCAATCTGACCAAGAGTTTTAACTCTTGGTCAGTAAACTTAAATAAGATCTGGTTCATGCTTTCTCCTTTCTTTTAATGGCTTCAAGCATTGTTTCAAACCTCTTAGGAACTACAAAGAAATCATTACAGATATCACACGCGCGATCATCTGGTTTATGAGAAAGAGGCCAAGGATTATTACCTTCAACCCAATCTTTATTCTTTGCTACTTCATCACATGACACACCACATAAACAACACTTTGGAACTTCATTCATACTTTCTCCTTTCGGAGAGGGCTCACGCCCTCTCCTTTAGTTTCGAATATAAATTTAGATCCTGAACCAAATCCTCATATACATGAAGGTTCTCGCACAGGTGTCGAATCATTTTCAATGCAAACGCGTGATTGATTTGCAATAATGACTCTAAACCGTTTTGAGTGAATACTGCGCCCTCACCTTCCATTAGCTTTGGATTGATTCTAGCAACGCATTCGGCTACTGCTTTTGACGTGGCTTCGTCTAGCATACTTTCTCCTTTCTTGTTAGTTACATACTAAGGATATACCAGATATATACTCACGTCTAATTGTTTTTTTTCATCGGAGTCCCTGGTCGCATAGGCAAAAAATATTTGACAAAAATCCTGGCGCGTGACCCACCCACCCGCCCGGTTTTACTAACACACCTTTACACAAGATTTAGACAAAGGAAAACGTATGAAAAACCTATGACCCCCCACCTTGTCTAAAAAGCCTTTTTGCTATAAAATTTTCACAAAATTCAAAACGTATCGAAATGTTGATAAAAGAAGACCCAGAAACAGAAATTGCTAGACTCGAGTACAGATTAGCAAGACTGACTGCCTTAGAAGATGCAAAGAAAAACTTTTTGTCTTTTGTGCGATTTATCTGGCCTCAGTTTATTTGTGGATACCATCACAAAGAGATGGCAAAACAATTTGAACGATTAGTAAATAACCAATGCAATCGCATTATAATTAACATACCACCTCGTCATGGTAAATCTGAATTAACTTCTTATCTGTATTTAGCATGGCTCATGGGCAATCATCCTAGATCCAAGATCATTCAAGCAACACACACAGCTGAGTTAGCCATGCGTTTTGGTCGTAAGGTCAGAAACCTTATGGATAGTGATGCGTACAAAGAAGTATTCCCCGATGTTCGATTGGCTGCAGATAGTAAAGCTGCAGGTCGATGGGAAACAAATAAGGGAGGGGAGTACTTTGCTTCTGGTGTTGGTGGTGCAATGACAGGTCGTGGTGCTGACTTTTTGGTTATTGACGATCCGCATTCGGAGCAAGACGCATTGTCTGAAACAGCTATGGAAAAAGCATACGAATGGTACACCTCTGGTCCTAGACAGCGTTTGCAACCAGGAGGCAAAATTCTTTTAGTTATGACTCGATGGTCTAAAGTTGACTTAACTGCTCAGGTATTAAATGATCAGGCAAAAGACAGCCGTGCAGATAAATGGGAGGTTATTGAGTTTCCGGCATTGTTGCCAAGCGGTAAACCTACATGGCCTGAGATGTGGAAAGAACAAGATCTTTTAGCAGTAAAGGCGGCTTTGCCAATATCTAAATGGAATGCTCAATGGCAACAAAACCCAACAGCAGAAGAAGGAGCGATCTTTAAAAGAGAGTGGTGGAATGTGTATGAGGGTCAAACCATACCTTCATTAGATTATGTGATACAAAGTTACGATACTGCGTATACCAAAAAAGAGACAGCAGACTTTTCTGCAATCACAACGTGGGGGGTTTTTCGCCCAGACGAAGAAACAGAAGCTTTGATCTTAATTGACTCAAAGAAAGGAAGATGGGATTTTCCTGAGTTAAAAAAGGTCGCATATGAATTATATAAATACTGGAGTCCAGATTGTGTTTTAATAGAGGCTAAGGCATCAGGTTTACCTTTGTCTCAAGAACTTCGCAGAACTGGTATTCCTGTAGTAAACTACTCACCAGGAGGAAGAAACTCTGGAACAGATAAGATTAGTAGAGCAAATGCGATTGCTCCTGTTTTTGAGGCCGGAATGGTGTGGGCTCCAGATGAACCTTGGGCAGAGGAGGTTGTTGAAGAGATGGCAGAATTTCCGTATGGTGACCATGATGACTTGGTTGATAGTGCGGTTCAAGCAGTCATGCGGTTTCGACAGGGTAACTTCATCGATTTACCCTCTGATTATATTGAGGACGAAGTGGGTCCTCCACAATTTTCTTATTATTGATAAATGGAAAAACTAACTTCGGAACAACTATTAGAGATTAGAGATAATCCAAACGTACAAAAGTTTATGGATATTATCGGAACTTTAGAATCCGGTAATCGATACAACGTCATAACTGGCGGAGAAACTTTTGATGATGATTCTAAGCATCCTGATAAGTTTGGTGTTAGAACTGCCGATGGGGTAAGTGATGCGGCAGGTAGATATCAATTTTTGAACACAACTTTTCAAGGTATAGTAGATCAAAACCCACAAGCTGAAATTACAGATTTCTCTCCTGAAGCACAAGATAAGGCTTTTATTTTGTTGTTAAAAGGAGAAGGAGTTTTAGATGATGTGATGCAAGGGGGTCAGGGACATACTAGAGCAATAGAAAATCTTGGCAAACAATTTACTTCTCTACCTTCTTCTACAAAGTTTTACAAGCAAGGTGGAGCAAAAACGTATGCATATCTAAACGAGAAATTTGGTGTTCCGTTTCCTAGACCGCCAGCAACTCCTGGTGTGAGCAAACCTTCAAAAGAAGAAATCCTAAATACAGACATGACGATTGTGCAGCAACCATTCATGGATCCTGCTCAACAACCATCTAGCTATGACATAGCTGCCGCGTTGACATATTTGTCTGATACACAAACAAACGCGGAGACAAACTTCTTAAATGCAATGATGGGTATGCCCACTACAGGTGCTACAAAATCTTCGTTTGACCCTTTGACCAAGTTTCTTAAAGAGTCTGCTCAAGGCGATACTGCCTTAGATGTTATGGTCGAGGAGCAAGAACCAAGGAACAGGGCAGAAGGCTCACCGCCTGAAGGAGAAGTAAAAAGAACTCCTGGTGCTTTTATAGGGCCTTCGGAAGAAGTCAGTCCTGCGATGGCTACCGTTAGGGATTTTTTCAAAGGAGTTGGTAGTTTTATTTCGCCAACAAGTAAAGGTGGTTATTACGATTATTTTGGAGACTATGTTCCTCCGGCTCCTGCCGAAAAACGAGGGTTATCCGCAGAAGAATTATTAGGTATCAAAGGGATAGATGGAGAAAAAGGTATTATAGGTATGTTTGATGATCTTGCCTATGGTAGATCTTTGTTAAGAGATAAAAGAAAAGATAGGCCTGTGTCGTATCTTTTTCCTGAATCATATGTAAAACCTCAGTATAGGGGTCCGTTAACAGATTTAGGTTTCTTAGGAGTAGATGCTGTTACTTTAGGTCGTAACCCTTTAAGAGGAGCTGCACTAGTCGCTCGAGAAGGAGCAGAGCAACTAGGTGATTTAGGTAAATATGGTTTAGGTAAAGTAGAAAAAGATCTCTCAGGAGAAGAAAGATTATTTAGAGAAGGCTCTTTTTACGATACGGCTATGTCAACGCTTAGACCTACTTTTATGTTTCAACCATTTGAAAAAAAAGTTATGGAAAGAGCTATTCCTTCTTATCAAGATCCAACTGATCTTCCAGAGGTAGCTCAACCATTTGTTCAACAACAAATTGAATTAGCAAATCAAAATAAAGCAAAGATGCAGGAGTTAAAGGATTTAGAAGCTGTAGTAAAAGGAGAGCCTAATTCTGATGAAAAAATAAAAAAGTTGAATGATATAAAGGAACAAAAACAAGAAATTAAAAACAGTAAACCAGATCCTAAAAAGATAATTTACATACAAAATGCGATTGAAAAAACTCATCGTGATACAGGAGTATATAACCCAAATGTCACAGGAGTTGATCCTTATTATTTATCTTTACTGGGTAGAACTAAAGCAGGTGTTGCATCTTTACAAGATCAAACCCCTTTAGATGCATCTTTAAGAAAAACGGTTAATAAAGATATTTTTGAAAGTTTAGAGTTATTACAAGAAAATCCTAAAAAATTTTTTGGTGGGTTGAATCTACCTTCAAGAGGAGGTGATGTTACATATGACGGTGTTTTTACTTTTATAGGTACAGGAATTTTTCCTGAAGCAAAAATGGACTCTCTTCCTTCAATTTTTTCAAGTGCTCCAAATAAATCAGGAAATTCTATTTCTGATTCTACTTTAAAAAACATAGAAAAAATACAAAGAAGAGCTAATGAACCATATAAATTTATAGTTTCAGAAAACGATCTTAGGTATGGTAGGGACGATTTTTCTGAAGGCGATCTTAAACTTTTCTTATCTTTTGATACTGACAGCGACTATAATTATGTAAATCCAAAGATAGACGGTTTTCTTGTAGATCCTGTAAAACTTAGTCAACATCTAAAAGAATTTTCTTATCATAAAGATATGCCTCTAGCAGACGTTTTAAAGGCAGATTTAGGAACGAGTGAAGAGTTTGTAAAAAAATTAATAAAAATACCAACCAAAGAATTTTTTCTTAGAAAAAAATATAATATAAAAGGTGGTGATACTTTTAAAGACAGAAAAGATCACGCTGTATTAGAAGAATTAGACGATTATTCAGCAAAATTAGGTAAAGATTTTGTTGAAGATCAAGAAAGAATGTTTTCTAGATTATTTCTTGGTCAAGTAGCAAATAACAGGCAATCAAAAACAGATGTTCCCTTAGATTATAGGCAAAAAATAGCTGTTCCATTTGATTTTAATCCAGAAAATACAAAAGAGGTTCAAGGTTTAATACGAGCGTATGGAATAAAAAATTTACCTAAAGGAGATATTGAAGCTTATGAAAAAGATGTAAATAAAATACTTCCAATACTTCAAAGTAGTCTTCAAGATTTAAAAAACAATTTTAGTAGGTATGTAAAATCAGATAATCCATCATATGTTGCTGGCGACTTTATGGACGAAAGAAAAAAATATGTTCCTTCAGAAAAACAAAAACCACTCTCACAAATTGAACAATCAAAAGTTATAACAGATGCTATTGAATTAGGTTTAAAAAGAGCTGTAATCCAAAACGCACAAAAAGATCTATCGTACATTGGTATTACATCGCTTTTTTCTACATCTGTACCGGATGTTAGAGCAGCTACTCCGCTACTTGAAAACGCTCTTCCTATTCGTTATGAAACACCTTATTCTGTTAGGCAAACTGGAAGAGGTTATTCTTTTGAATCGATGCTTCCAGAAGAGGGTGTTATAAACAAAGCTAATTTTGCAAAAGCGATAAAGAAACCTTCAGATTTTGAGGACTATGGATCACTTATTTTAGATAAAATTAGGACTTTTGGATTTTCAGGTCCAAGAAGTATTATTGGATATTCATCATCTGAGGCTGGAAAACCAATTCTGCGTGATCCTGTTTATCCAGGAAATAGAGGATTTAATATGGGGTTGTCTATTGAAAGTGTTTCTCCTTATGAAAAAACACTTCCAACTAGTATTGTAGATATAATTAATAACCCAAAAGAACTTCCTGGTTATCAATACCAAGCTTATGAAGAGCTTTTTCAAAAAGAACTAAGTGAGTATGATACTAGACCAAGCCCTGGTTACATGGAAAGAACTTTAAGTTTGTTTGATTCAATTAGTGCTGATAAAATGAAAGATAAAGATTTGTATACATTGCAATCTTTATTAGATGATGTTGAACATACTTCAAAATCTGCTACTAACAAAATACAAAAATTAGTAGGGAGTATGGGAGGTTCTGGTAGACAACGAATAATTGATAAAAAACTTTCTCCTGAAAACAAAATGCTTGACACAGAGTTATATTTAAAAGTTGATGATCCTGCTCTTAATTTAAGTAAAGACACTAAAAGTGGTTGGTATGAAGATACAACTAAACAAGGTATGAAACTTAGAGGAGAAATTTTTAATCATTGTATTAAAGATCCTAATAAAAGATATTTAGATGCTTGTTTAGATGTAAATCCTCAGGAAATGAGAATTTTTCATTATTTCAATGATAAAGGACATCCAATTTTAACGTATGCTCTTGATATAAGAGAACCAGGAGGATCTTTTATAGATAAAGATCCTAAAAATGTTCGATGGACAAAAGAACTGTATGGATACGATGATATAAGGGTTCGAGATTTAGCTAAAGAACAAGACGAATTATATAAGGCTACAGGAAGATTTAATGATGACATAAGTCTTCCATTACTTAAAGACGATAGTGATCTTGGAGTTAGATCTATGACTTTTAGAGAAGTAAAAGAAAAGATTATAGCTCCCCTTGAAAAACAAATAGAAAACGACGGTTTTAAGTTTGCAGATAAAACACCTAAAGCTTCTGATATGTTAGAAACTGATGATTAAACAAAGGAAAATAAATGGCTAACCCATTTGACAATATAGAAAAAGCCCTGACCCCTGATTCTTTACCAGAGGGTTCTGTGACTGTAGAAGTAGAACAGACCACTATTGCTCCAGAAGAAGAAATTAGTGTTGTCCTTGATGATGAGGGCGGTGCAACAATAAACATTGGAGAAGATGATCAGGAAGAAGTTTCTAAGCATGAAGAAAATTTAGCAGAAAAGATTGCGGATTCTGATTTAACAAAAATTGCTTTAGATATTCTTGATTTGTATGAGTCAGACATGGCAAGCCGTGATGCTTGGGAAAGGACGTATTCTGAGGGGTTAAAGCTTTTAGGTTTCCAATACGAAGAAAAGACGCAACCATTTCGTGGTGCATCCGGTGTCCATGTTCCTTTGATGACAGAAGCAATTATTCAATTCTGTGCTCAGGCTATGAAAGAGTTAATGCCATCTGGTGGTCCTGTAAGGACACAGGTTCTTGGTACTCCTACTAAGAAAAAGGAGCAACAAGCACAAAGGATCAAGGACTTTATGAATTACCAGATCACTACGGTAATGAAAGAATACACACCTGATTTTGACCAGATGTTGTGGTATGTCGGTTATGGTGGTTCAGCGTTTAAGAAAGTTTATTACGATCAGTCAAAAAAGAGATGTGTATCTCCGTTTATTTTGCCAGATAACTTTGTGATGCCATACGATGGATCAAGTAATCCGTGGGAAAATGAGCGTTGTATTCAGGTAGTTCAGATGTCTGGTAATGAGTTAAAAAAACGTCAGATTGATGGAACGTATAGAGATATAGATTTACAAGAAAGTACTCCAGAGATTAGCTCCATTCGTGAAGCTGAAGATCGTGTATCTGGTATCGACAGTAATGAAAGTGACTTGAGCTATACCTTGTTGGAAGCACACATTCACTTAGATTTACCTGGTTACGGTAACAAAGACGGATTGAAACTGCCGTATATTGTAACGATAGATAAAGACTCTGGAGAAGTTTTATCCATTTACAGAAACTATGATGAGGACGATGAGGAATTTACTCCGCGTCAGTATTTTGTGCATTATATGTTTTTACCTGGCCCTGGTTGCATGGGCTATGGTTTAGTTCATTTGATCGGAAATCTAACAAGGTCGGCTACTGCCGCGTTGAGACAATTACTTGATGCAGGGACATTAGCTAATTTACCTGCTGGATTTAAGGCTAGAGGTTTACGCATTGCAGATGATGATAAACCGCTACAGCCAGGAGAGTTTAGAGATGTTGATGCGGGAGGAGGTGATCTACAATCTTCGTTATTACCTTTACCATACAAGGAGCCTAGTCAGACTTTGTTTACGTTGTTAGGTTTCTGTATTGATATGGGTAGAAGATTATCGAGCATTTCCGATATGCAAATTGGAGATGGTAATCAACAAGCCGCAGTAGGCACAACAATTGCAATGTTAGAAAGAGGTGCAATGGTTATGTCTGGCATTCACAAAAGATTACACTATGCGCAAAAATTAGAGTTTGAATTAATGGCAGATGCGTTTTATAAGTATTTACCGGATGAATATCCATACGATGTGCCTGGTGCAGATAGAACTATTTTAAAAGAGGATTTTGATGAAAGAATTGATATTATTCCTAGTGCGGATCCAAATATTTTTTCTGCTGCGCAAAGAATTATGATGGCTCAAACTCAGTTACAACTAGCTCAGTCAAATCCTCAGATACATAATATTTATGAAGCATATAGAAGAATGTATGAAGCTTTAGGCACAAGAGATATTGACATGATTCTCAAACCTGATGATACGCAAACTCCTGAACCAAAAGACCCTGCTACAGAAAATGGAGAGGTTTTGGATGGTAAATCTTTGAAAGCATTTCCTGGACAGGAGCATGATGCACACATTATGACGCACTTAATGCAGTCAATGTCTCCAATTGTTATGCAAAATCCATTAGCTGCTGTAAATTTAACAAAACATATTATGGAACACATTCGGTTAAAGTCAGAAGAGATGACAGAAGCACAGTTGTATCAACAATTTGGAGAAAATTACAAAAATTCTGTTTCAGAAATTGAAAAAGAATCAAAAGTTGCACAAATGGTAGTCCAAAATATGGAATTTTTGAGGCAAGCTTCTCAACAATTGACTGGTGCAGGTCAGCCTGACCCAATTGTTCAATTAAAAGAGAAAGAATTACAACTTAAAGCACAAGATACTCAAAGAAAAGCACAGGAAAGTACTCAAAAAATGAATTTACAGGCTCAAGATATGCAAATGGATGCTCAACTTGCTCAACAAAGGCTTCAAGCAACCAGAGATATAGCAGATGAGAAAGCAAATATTGCTAGGGAAAGAGTGGCACAAGAAGAAAGAAAGCAAATGAGAGAAAATAGAGGAGAAAATTGAACGTAGATCAGTTATTAAAGTACATAAAACAAAGAAAAAAAGAAATATCAGATGTAATGGTTGGTGGTGGCCTAAAAAATATGGAACATTATCAAAGATTACTAGGAAATTTAGATGAAATTACGTCTATTGAAGAAAAAATCAAACAGACGCTAGATCAACATGAATAAAATCATGCAATACAGGAGAAATTATGGCAGAAATGACAGCTTTACAAAAAAAGTGGGCAGAGGATCGCAAAGAAACTCTACCTGACACAGAAGAAACGACAAAATTAGACCCAAAAAACCTAGATGAGTCTGTTTTAGAAAGAATACCTAAGCCAACTGGTTGGAGATTAGTTGTTTTACCGTTTAGACCACCAAAAAGAACAAAAAGTGGGCTATATTTAGCGGAAAAAGCAGTAGAAAAACAACAAGTTGCTACCGTTTGTGGGTATGTTCTTGAAACAGGACCACTAGCGTACTATGATCAAGAAAAATTTCCGCACGGAGCGTGGTGTAAAAAAGGTGATTGGGTAGTTTTTGCTCGATATGCAGGTGCTCGTATTAACATCGAAGATGGTGAGATACGCATTTTAAATGATGACGAAATTTTGGCTACGATTAGTGATCCAGAAGACGTTATTCACATGGTATAAAGGAGATTTCCATGCAAGATCAGATAGAAGAAACACAAATTGAAGTGCCTCTAACGGAAGAGGATAAAGCCACAGAAGTTGAAATACCGGAAGATAAAAAGTCTGAACCGGACGTTGTTGAAGTAACTGAAGCAGAGGAAGATTCGTCAAAAGAGCCAGAAAAACCCTCCTCTGATGAAGATAATCAAGAACACGAGGAATATAGTGCGAAGGTAAAAAAACGCATTGATAAAATGACGGCAAAACTTCGTGAAGCAGAAAGAAGAGAGAAAGCCGCGGTAGAATATGCTCAAAATGTTCAAAATCATTTAGAGCAAGAAAGAAAAAAGGCAACTGCTCTTGATAGTAGTTATTTAACAGAGAGTGAAGGAAGAATAGAATCTCAATTAGCAATTGTTGAAGCTAATTTAAAAAATGCAGTAAGTAGTGGCGATGGTGATGCTGCCGTAGAGGCTCAAAAAGTTTTAGCTCAACTTGTTTATCAAAAAGAAAAGCTTGAAAACGATAAAAAACAAAGAAAGCTTCAACAGGAACAACGAATTGAGCAACCTGTCACACAACAACAACCTCAACAACAAAGAATTGATCCTAAGGCACGAAAGTGGGCTGAAGACAATGAATGGTTTGGTGAGGATAGAGTTATGACCTCTGGTGCTATGGAGATTCACAATCAACTAAGTGCTGAGGGGTTTGACTTAACATCTGATGAGTATTATGATGAACTAAATCGGAGAATTCGTAAGGAGTTCCCGCACAAATTTAAAAAACAGGCGAACACTAATAACGTCCCAAGTGTTGCACCTGCTACGAGAACCAATAAGACTGGACGCACGAGATCAATAAAACTCACTCAAAGTGAAGTTAGTATTGCAAGACGATTAGGTGTTCCTTTAGAAGAATATGCAAAATATGTTAGGAGGTCGTAATGGCTGCTTTAAATAAAAAAAGTCGTGGTAGCGAGACACGCTCAAAAGAAACTCGTAAAAAAGCATGGGTACGTCCTTCAAGATTAGATACTCCACCTGCTCCTCCAGGATACAAGCACAGATGGCTTCGTGCTGAATCTGGTGGTAGGGAAGATAGAATGAACGTAGCTGCGAAGTTACGAGAAGGATATGAATTGGTTAGAGCAGAAGATAATCCAGAATTCGTTGTTCCAACCATGGACGATGGAAGACACGCGGGAGTTTGTTCCGTGGGAGGACTTGTGTTAGCCAAGATTCCTGAAGAGGTAGCAGAGGAGAGAAATGCATATTATCAACAAAGAACCCAAGACCAAATTTCGGCTGTTGATAATGATTTATTGAAAGCTAATGCTCATAGCTCAATGGTGATTGATAAACCGAATCGACAGTCTCGTACAACTTTCGGAAGCCCTCAGGCCGAAGAAAATTAATTAAAAGGATAAAACATGGCTAATGTCGATAAACCTTTTGGTCTTCGTGCTCTCGGTAATCTTTCTGCAACTGGTTCTCAGAAGCAGTTTGGCTACCAGATAGCTGATAACCAATCAGGGGCTATTTTTCAGGGTGACCTTGTTACTTTAAAAGACGGTTTTATTCTCCAGTTTGACCCATCATCGCATACTGCGGCTGTTGGTGTTTTCAACGGAGTTTTTTATACCGATCCCACGACAGGGAAACCTACTTTCAAGAATTTTTACCCAGGTTCTGTGAATATTACTACAGGTACTATTCAAGCAGATGTTCTTGATGATCCAAATCAGTTGTTTATTATTCAATCTGATGAGGATATTGAGCAAGCTGACTTTGGTAAAAACGCTGACGTTGTAGTTGGTTCAGGAAGCACAACAACTGGACTTTCTGCTATGGAGCTTGATTCTTCAGATATAGGCACAGGTGCAGCAAAGAACTTAAAGTTAATTGGTATTTACGATACACCAGGAAACGCTTTAGGTAATTTCTGCCAAGTTGTTGTTAAAATTAACGAACACTTGTACGGTAGTGCTGGTGTTGCTGGACAATAAGGAGTTAGACAATGGCAATTTCTAGATCACAACTAGTCAAGGAGCTTGAGCCAGGTCTTAACGCTCTTTTTGGACTAGAGTATGCAAACTACGAAAACGAACACGCTGAGATTTATGATACAGAGACATCTGATCGTGCTTTTGAAGAAGAGGTAATGCTCTCAGGTTTCGGTGAGGCTCCTGTAAAAACAGAGGGTGCTGGTGTTGCTTTTGACGCTGCACAAGAAGTTTATACAGCTAGATATTCACACGAGACAATTGCATTAGCGTTTTCTCTTACAGAAGAGGCAATTGAGGATAATCTATATGATAAGCTCTCTGCTCGTTACACTAAAGCTCTTGCTAGAAGTATGGCAACCACTAAGCAAATTAAAGCAGCAAATGTTCTTAATAATGCTTTTGGTACTTCAGTTGGAGGCGATGGGGTAGCTCTTCTTTCTACAGCACACCCAACATTGGGTGGAGCAAACTTAGCGAATAAGTTAGCTACTGATGCGGATTTAAATGAAACCTCTCTTGAGCAATCTCTTATTGATATTGCTGCATTTACAGATGAGCGTGGACTTAAAATCGCTGTTAGAGGCTTGAAGTTAATTATTCCTAAGGAGCTTCAGTTTACTGCTGATAGAATCTTAGAGTCTACTTTAAGACCAGGAACAGCAGATAATGATATCAATGCTACTCGTAACATGGGAATGCTCCCACAAGGGTACACAGTAAATCATTATCTTAATGATCCTGATGCGTTCTTTATTAAAACCGATGCTCCAAACGGAATGAAGATGTTCCAACGAGTTGGTATTAAGACCGCCTTTGAAGGTGATTTTGATACAGGTAACGTCCGTTACAAAGCTCGTGAAAGATATTCCTTTGGTTTCTCAGATCCTAGAGGAATGTTTGGTAGCCAAGGTGGTTAACTGGGTTGGGGGCTTTTGCCCCCTTTCCTTTTTGGAGATATAGATGGATATAATTTTTAAATTTTGGGATGCTTGGACAAAACAAGTATCTGAATCAACAAAAAGTGTCATAGACGGCAATGCTGCTATGGCAAAAGCAATGGTAGATTATTCTGAAAAACCTTATAATTGGGTAAAAGAAACTATTAAAAAATAACTAGGGTAAATTAGTCATACATACTGACCTAGCAGACGTATTAGAGATTGTATGACGAGTGCTAATACACGGAGATTAAAATGGCAACAACAACCTTTTCAGGTCCTATTAAGGCCGGAACAATTAAAGAAACAACAGGAACCACTCCTGGTACAAATAAATCAAATACTGGTTTTGTGATTATGGCTCAAGCCGCTGTGATTGATATTGCGGGAGCATCTGCCACAACTACTGTGGGAACAATACCAGCAAACTCTAAAATAACTGAGGTTACTTTAAATATTGTTGAGGCTTCTGATAATGCCTCAGCCGCTACGGTATCAATTGGTTTTTCTGGGGCAACAACTGCTTTAATGGGAGCCACAAATGCTAAAGCTATTGGTTTAACTCAGAGTACTGGAATGGCCACAGCTTCTATAAATATTGGAACAGTTGATAGAGATGTAATAGCTACATATACACCTATAGCCACTGTGGCAGGAACACTTGGAATTGCAGATGTAACTGTTAAATATTTACAAGATGCTAATTTAAATGTAACTGACTCATAAGGAGTAGGTCATGGGTTATCTTTCTGACGCGAAAGCGGTTACTACGACTAGCGGATCAGCTTCTATATCAGGGAGAGTTAGGTTAACTGGTTTATATTTTACAAGTAAAGCCAGTGCTGCTATGACTTTTAGAAATGGATCTGCTGGAGGCGCAAACCTTTTGACGATTTCATCTTCTGATGGGGCTACTGCTTCTGAAACTATTAACATCCCAAATCAAGGAATATTATTTTCAGATGGTGTTTTAGTAACAGCAACCACTGCGGGAAATATTCCAAGTCTGACTATTTTTTACGAGGCTTAAAGTGGCTGAGAAAAAACGGAAAGGCATGGGAATTAAAACTTCCGTGAAATCCGGTAATTTTCGCCCTACGAAAAGTGGGGCGGGAATGACTAAGAAGGGAGTAGCTGCATATCGCAGAGCCAATCCTGGTTCTAAACTCAAAACTGCTGTAACTGGAAAAGTCAAACCTGGCTCTAAAGATGCGAAGAGACGCAAGTCTTTTTGTGCAAGATCGGCTGGGCAAATGAAAAAATTTCCAAAAGCAGCAAAAAATCCAAATAGTCGCTTACGGCAAGCTAGAAGAAGGTGGAAGTGTTGATGGAAAAAGAAGATATCCAACGCATTTTTAGCAAAGATATAAACAGTAAAGTTGCTGTTCAAGCGAATGAAATAAAACATCTTCATGCCGATGTAGAAGACATGAAAAAAGATATTGAGGAGATAAAAAAATCTTTAGCTAACATAGATAAAGTATTATCAGAAGCTAGAGGTGGTTGGAAAACACTTATGTGGGCGGCAGGTGCAGGAAGTGCTGTGACTGCTTTTTTAATTATGATTCAACAGCTTTTTTGGGGGAAGTAAAATGGCTAGAGGTATTATTAAACGTGCTTTAATGAGCAGTAAACCGAAAAAAAGGTCTGTTCAAAAGAGATTTGAAGATGATCCACAAGAAACTATGGAGTTTGCAAAAGAAGTTTTGGGGGATGATCAAGTAAAATACTTAAAAAATGAAGGACTCTCTGATTTACAAATAGCAAAAAGAGCAGCAGCGCAAGTTGCTGTAGAGAGAAAAGGTTCAACACTTACACAAGCACAAGAAGGTAAAACTGATGTTGAAGTAATGAAAGAGCGTGAAAGGTTAGATAAAAAAGCAAAAGCTATATCTAAAGGTGGTCAAACTAGCCCTAGAGAGAATAGAGAATTTAAAAAAGGCGGAGAAGTCGTAGTAAAGAAACCTAAAAAGAAAAAGAAGGGTAGACGAGGTATGGGAGCAGCGACTCGAGGTGGAGGAGCGGTAGCGTAATGGGAGCTCCTCAGGCAGTTGGTAAAGGAATGTCATTTGCCTATAAAATTTTACGCGGTAAAAATGTTAAGGCTCTTGAAGCTGCGGGTAAAACTGAGGCTCAAATAATTAAAATTGCTGAGAAGGAAAGAAAAAGATATTTAAAAACAGGTATACCGATTGATCCTAATAAATATGCAAAGGGAAAGTATGCAAAGGGAAAAAATCCTAATGTAACTGATGCTCAGAGAGAAGCAGCGAAAAAAGCTGGTATTGATAGAGCGAGAAAAACTGCAGCTAGAAATAAAGGAGAAAAATATGATATTCCTGAAATAGATGAGTTTGATCATCCCCTTGGAATTGATGATATAACTGATATTGGTTTAAAAGACGGTGGGTTAGTTTGTAAAAAACCCAGAAACAAAGGCAGACGAGGTATGGGTGCTGCCACTAGAGGAGGAGGAGCGGTATCATAATGGCTACTACAAGTGTAAGACAAAAAAGAGGTAAGAAAAAAACTGCAAAAAAATCAGGTTCTAAACCTACGAATCCTGCTTTGTATGCTCGAGTAAAAGCGGAGACAAAGCGTAAATTTGATAAATATCCGTCAGCTTATGCTAATGCATATTTAGTACGTACGTACAAGAAAAGAGGAGGGGGTTACGCATAATGTCTCTTAAAGAATGGTTTGGTAAAGGACCTAAAGGAGATTGGGTAGATATTGGAGCTCCTAAAAAAAAAGGGAAATATCAAGCTTGTGGACGCAAGTCTGCCAAGAAGAGCAAACGTGGTTATCCGAAATGTGTTCCAAGAGCAAAAGCAAAATCAATGACCGCGGCACAAAGAAAGTCGGCAGTGCAAAGAAAGAGAGCCGCTGGTAATACAGGTAGCAAACCCACTAATGTAAAAACTATTTTAGGAAAAAAACGTAATGTCCGTAAGAAAAAGAAATCCTAGAATACCTAGAAAAGAAGGTCAACCTGCTAAATCTAAGAAACATTCGGATTTGTATACAGATGAAAATCCAAAAGGTACAATAAGAGGATTAAAGTTTGCTACGAAGGAAGACGCAGTAAAAAGTGTGACCAAAATTAGAAATAGTGGTAAATCAAAGGCGCATAAGATACAGGCCGCTGTTGCAATGGAACAAAGGGCTAGAGTTATGGGCAAAAGAGATGCTGCTAGTGTTTACAGGAAGTATATTAACAGTGTAAAAGCATAAATTTTTAAGGAGAAAAACATGAACGTAAGTCCAAGAAAAAGAATGGCTATGGGAACTAAAATGGCTAAAGGAAAAGCTAAAGGTGGTGCTGTAAAAGCTAAAATGGCCAAAGGTGGTGCTGTTAAAACTAAAATGGCCAAAGGTGGTGCTGTTAAAAAGATGATGGCTAAAGGTGGTGCTGTTAAGAAAATGATGGGCGGCGGCATGATGAAAAAGGGTTTTGCTAAAGGTGGTGCAGTAAAAAGAAAGATGAGTTAATGGCTTATCTTACGAGCAATATTCCATATACTAAGGTTTGGATTAGAAAAGAATTTACACATGGACATCAAAAATACCACGGTGAATTTTTGCACGGATTGGCAGTCGCGGTCACAACAATGCCCGACAGATGCCTTAGTTTTCAGATCATCTTCACCGGATGTGAAACAGACGGAACAGAAGAACCGAATGTTACCGGAGGAGCAATGTGGGCTCGTATGCCAATCACAGCCCTTTGCGGAGACATCACATTCGATGACTGGCCTGAAAGAATGGAAACACACCTTGCTCAACCTTGGGATTGTCCATCACACCATCACACAGTTTTGGAACTTCAGAGGTGTAAACCATCTCCCTGGTTATGCAAGATTGACGGAGATTTCTATAGTGGACGGTATTTATTCACTGTCGACTATACCGAAAGTGAAATCGCAGATTGTCCAGCCCAACACAAACAGAGTCATGTTATTGTGTTAACTGAAGGAAAATGGGAAGGCAATATGGTCGCTTTACCGAACAACAGGGTTAGAGTTACTTCCCCTGCATTATGGGCTACTGGAGAAGGTGCTCCAGACTTTCGCCCTAGTCAACATACGCATTGTGCAGAACAGGATGACAGTTACATGGATCCTGATGTAACATTTAATAATCTTTACAGTGAGGAAGAAAATGGCGATTTCAAGAAAACAAATGCCAAAACAACTAAAAGGAAACAGAAAGCCAATACCAAAAGGAAATAAAGGTTTGGCTAAGTTAAAAAAAGTAGCTCCTCAAGTTGTTGCTAAAATGGGCTTCAAGAAAAAAGGTGGTCTTGTACAAGGTATAAAAAGGATTAAGAGAAAACCATAATGGCTACCTCAAATACAACTAATTTTGATTTAAACGTAGACGATTTAATCGAAGAGTCTTACGAGCGTTGTGGTATGCGTATGACTTCTGGTTATCAGTTAAACTCTGCTAGAAGATCTCTTAATTTACTATTTCTTGATTGGGCAAATAGAGGATTAAATCTTTGGACAATTGAACAAGCCACTATATCTTTAACAGCTTCTACCACTAGTTACAATTTAGGAACTGACATAGTAAATGTTTTAACGGCAGTTATAAATGATACAAACGACATCGCAATGGACAGAATAAGTAGGGCAGAGTATTTAAATCTTCCAAACAAGTCCACAGAGGCAAGACCCGCACAATACTATGTTGAAAGAACAAATGTTCCTAAAGTTTTTTTGTACCCTACTCCTGACAAAGCATATATTTTTAAATACTACAGAATAAGACGTATACAAGATCCTGGTAACTATACAAACACATTAGACGTAAACTTTAGGTTTCTTCCATGTTTATCGGCAGGATTAGCTTATTATTTATCTTTAAAATTTGCACCCGATAGAACAGCCGTTCTAAAAACTCTTTATGAAGAAGAGTTTGCTCGAGCTGCTGCTGAGGACAGAGATACGGCTAGTGTAAGTTTTGTTCCACAGGTAGGAGCATAAAATGTCTGGGTATGCTTCAGGAAAGTATGCATACGGACTATGTGACGTTTGTGGGCAGAGATTTTTTTATCAAGATCTTAAAAAAAATTGGAAAGGGTTTAAAGTTTGTCCTGAGGATTACGAGCCAAAGGAACCTCAATTAGAACCTTTAAGGTTTAATTCAGATGCAATTGCCTTACATGAGCCTAGACCTGATAGAGAAGAACCTTTGGAAGTTTTTATTGGAGGAACTGGAGACACAACTTTTGAATCTGACGGTATGCAACCTAAATCTGATGCAAAAACTATAGAGCTTTCTGGATCAGTAGGAACAGTTACGGTGACAATAACATGAATTATAGTGAACTTTTAACTAATTTAAGAAATTACACTGAGGTGGATAGTAACGTGTTTACGGACGCGGTAATTGACACTTTTATAACCTTTGCGGAAAACAGAATATTAAGAGAAATAGATTTAGATGTTTTTAAAGAAGAAGTATCAGCAAATATGACATCTGGAAATCGCTTTTTATCTATGCCAACAGATATTTTAACTCATCGTTATATTATGTTTACGGATGGTAATGGCGATCAAGTTTTTTTAGAATTTAGAGATCAATCTTTTATGAAAGAGTATTGGCCTAATTTTTCAAATACATCAACTCCTAAATATTACGCTGTTTTTGATGAAGATACGTTTTACATTGCTCCTACACCAGATCAAAGCTATGTCACTCAATTAGGTTATATAAGAAGACCTCTTCAGTTGTCATCAACAAACACCACTACATGGATAAGCACAAATGCTCCTGAGGCACTCTTTTATGCAGTTTTGATTCAAGCACATAGTTATACAAAAGGACCTTTAGAGATGCTTCAATATTTTGAACAAAGTTATAGTCAAGCGATTCAAGGATTAGGAGTTGAGCAACAAGGAAGAGGTAGAAGAGATGAGTATAGAGATGGAGCTTTAAGGATTCCTATAAAATCTGTTTCTCCTGGTCCTTAATTATTATAAAATTTAGTTTTAAGGGGAACATTTTATGTTTGAAGTAAAAACAGGAAATATTTTAAGTCCTATGGTAAAGACTAGCGTAGACGGAGGTTTGTCTATGGAAGACTTATCTGAAGCCTGTGTTTCAAAAATTATATCTGTTTCAGAAACAGCTTCTCCTGAAATAAAAGAACAAGTTTATTTTTTTCAAGATAGATTACAAAATTTAATTTATCAATTTTTAAAAAATGCAGCGAAATCTGAAAGAGATACTTGCATACAATTGTGTATAAGAGGAGGTGAAGAAAACGCTGCAAATTTATTAAGGAGATTATAATGGCAATTACTCAGGCAATGTGTACGAGTTTTAAGCAAGAACTTTTAACTGGCACACACAATTTTACAAATGGTCAAGATACTTTTAAATTAGCTCTGTTTACAAGTTCTGCTAATTTAGATGCTACTACTACTGCCTTTTCAACTTCAAACGAGGCTTCTGGAACAGGATATTCTTCAGGTGGCAATAGTTTAACAAATCAAACACCAACTACTGGTGGCACGACTGCATTTGCTGATTTTTCTGACACTGATTTTACTAGTTCTAGTATCACAGCAAGAGGAGCTCTTATCTACAATTCATCTAAAAGTAACAAAGCAGTGTGTGTTTTAGATTTTGGATCAGATAAAACATCTTCAAACGGAACTTTTAGTATTATATTTCCCGGTGCTGCGGCTAGTACAGCGATTATTAGAATTGCTTAATGGGAGAGTAAAATGGCTTTAATACAAGCAGATAGAGTAAAAGAAACTTCCTCTACAACAGGAACTGGAAATTTTACTTTAGCGGGAGCAACTACAGGATTTCGTAGATTTAATGATGGTGTCGGTAGTGCAAATACTTGTTACTACGTTATAACTGACAACACAGATTATGAGATAGGTTTAGGAACTCTTAGTAATTCTGCCACTTTAGCTAGAACTACGGTTATAACATCCTCTAATTCTAACAGTGCAGTAGATTGGGGGGCAGGTACAAAAGATGTTTTTACCACATATCCTGGCACAAAATCAGTAATACAAGATGCTAACGGAGAGGTTTCATTAGGAAGTGCTTTAGGTGTTTTTGGCGCAGTTTCAGTGGGTGGGACACTTGCTGTAACAGGGGATACAGACGTTGCTAATCTTTCAGCTAGTGGCACATTTGATGTAGCGGGAGAAACTAATTTAGTTACTGCTACTATTACAGGAACCGTAAATGTAACAGGAGATACTACGTTAGATAATGTAACTGCTAGTGGCACTTTAAATGTAGCAGGGGAAACTAATTTAGCTACTGCTACCATTACGGGTAATGTATCTGCTGATGGTACACTAAATATATCTGGTAACGGTTCTGTAGGTGGCACATTTAATGTAGAAGGTGATCTTAAAAATACATCAGGTAACTTAACAGTAGATCCTGCTACACAGATATTTGAAATAAAGGGTTCTGGCTCTACTGAGGGACAGATACAACTTAATTGTGCTGTTAATACACACGGTCAAATAATTACTGCAGCAGATCACGGTGTTTCAGCTACTAATACTTTAACATTACCTGGAGGAGACACTATAGGTAATGCAAATGCTACTTTAGTTTCTGATACAGGCACACAAACAATCTCAAATAAAACTTTTGATGATGTAACTTTAGGAACAGGTACAGCAGATATATCAACAATGGTTAGTCAGGTTGCTTTTCAAAATAATTTAAGAGAACGAACTAGTATAAATACTACAAGTGCCACTGGAACAATTAACTTTGACATATTAAGTCACAATGTTGAACTTAGAACAAACGATGCGGCGGCTAACTTTGAACTTAATTTTAGAGGAAATGCCAGCACCGCTTTTTCTGCAACTGTAGCAGTAGGTCAAACAACATCATTTGCTTTTGAATCTAGTATGGGTAGCACGGCTTATTATTTAACAGCTATAAAAATAGATGGAGCCACGGCTTCACCTGTTCACTGGCAAGGAGGAACCACTGCACCATCGGAGGGTAATGCCGCTGGCATAGATAGTTATTTGATTAACATAACTAGAGGAGCAGATGGAGGTAGTGGTACAGCACAATACACTTGTCTAGCTTCTCAAACTCAGTTTGGAAAGGTCACTTACTAATGCCACTTAAAGGGTTAAAAGGAGGGTCAGGTGTAAAACCACTGGGTTATGGTTTAGGTGCTGCAGAAGAAGCAACAGATCCTAATTTTAATCAAACTGTATTACTTCTTCATGCAGATGGCTCTGAAGGAGCAGGAGATACTCCAAACTTAGGTGACCCAAACTACAAAGCATTTAGAGATAACTCTGCATCACCTCTTGCTATTACTGTAAATGGCAATGCTTATGGTAATGACTTTAGCCCATATTATTATGCTGATGGTTATTGGTCTGAGTTTTATAATACTGCTTCTGACTCAGCAGGTAATTGCAATCATAAAATATTACCTGCATCTTTTCTTAATGATTTAACTACTGGAAATAAATCATCATCTACTAAAACAATTGAAGCATGGGTATATCCTACAAGTATTAGAACAAATGCAAATCAATATTATGCAATGGCTTGGTTTTGTAAAGGTAACGTGTATTTTAATTGTGGTCTTTCATCTGCCTCAGATACTACTACAGGAAAATTTGTAGCATATCATTTTGATGGATCACAAAGAGCTTTAGCAAGTTCAAGTGATTTTACAATGAATCAATGGTATCATGTTGCTGTAGTCATTGCTTCAGAAACTATAAAGTTATATGTTGATGGAGTATTAGAAGCAAGTGGCACTTGGTATGGAATTGGAAGTACTGGAATTGGAGAAGTTAGTGTTATTGGTGGAACAGCTAGTAACAATGATTGGAATGGGTATATATCAAATTTAAGGATATCTTCTACAGCTAGATACACTTCTGCTTTTACACCTAGCACTTCACCATTTACAAGTGACAGTGATACTTTATTGCTTACAAATCAATCAAATAGATTTATTGATAACTCTAGTTCAGCAAATGCATTTACATTTCAAAATAATCCACAAATATCTACCAACACACCATTTACACAAAGTAAAACTGCAAATGTAGGTTCTGGATTTTTTGATGGTACTGATGATTATTTAAATGCAACTTTATCTTCTGCAATTGGAACAGGAGATATGACAGTTGAGTTTTGGTATTATCCTACAGTTTTTACAAATTATCTTGCACCTTTTGCTGTAAACGCAAGTGGTTCTCGTGGTGAGGGTTTTAATGTAGGCTCTGATGGTAATGGCAAATTAAAATTTGTTGACACCGATGGCACAAATTATGAGTCTGGAAACAATCAATTACAACTACATTCGTGGAATCATATTGCTATAGTTAGAGATGGTAGCACAGTTCGTATATTTCACAATGGAACGCAAATAGGAACTGTATCTAATAGTGAAAATTGGACAGGGACAATAATTGCTGTTGGTGCTAGAGCAGATGATTTTAGTGAAGAAATTACGGGATACATCGCAGATTGTAATTTAGTAGTTGGCACAGCAAAATATGATGCTTCTGGGTATACCGTCCCGACATCTACAACATCTGCTGATGCAAATACTAAGTTTCTTACATGCCAATACTCAGGAGCAGTTCGTAATGTAGGGTTTGTAGATGACTCTAAATATAATCATCGTATCACTCGTAATGGTGATGTAAGCTTAGGCACATTCAGCCCATTTAGTTTAGAAGATGGGTATTGGTCTGTTTATTTTGATGGAAGTGATGATGAATTAAATTTAACAAATACAGCTACAATTGGGACTGGCAATTTTACAATGGAAATGTGGGTATTCCCCCATAATAGAAGCAATTCATGTTTGATTGATTCTAGGTCAGCTAATGGAGCTACTGATGGAATTATATTTAAACTAAATAGCAATAAATTTCAAATATCAGGAATTGATGGCACAACAGATATTCCTTTAAACGAATGGACTCATTTAGCTGTAGTTCGTGAGGGTACAGGAGCAAATCAAACTAAAATGTATATTAATGGTGCATTAGAAAAAACAATTACATTTGCTTTAGACTTAACCAGTACATTTTTTGGAGTAGGTGTATTTAATGATGGCGGTAATTCAGGAGATTATAAAGGTTATATTTCAAACTTAAGAGTTGTAAATGACACAGTTTATACAGATGCTTTTACAGTTTCTTCAGAACCTCTTACAGCTATATCAAATACAGATGTTTTAATATGTCAGTCAAATAAATTTATTGATAATTCTACAAATGGATTTGCAATTAGTTTACCTCAAGGTACGGCAAAAGTAACACCATTTAGTCCATTTGCAGCAACTAGATCATATAGTAAAGATGTGGTAGGCGGTAGTGTATACTGTGATGCCGCCGCTGATTATTTAAGCATTGAACAAACTACGGAAGAAGATTTTAAGTTAGATGGCGATACAGATTGGTGTGTAGAATTTTGGTTGTATATGATAAACCCTTCTGCAAATTATGCCAGAGTTATGCAGTTAGATGCTAATAGTTGGGCAATTCGTTTTGATACTACTACAAGCAAAATTGGAATGGGTGAGTCTGATGCAGGGGCGACAGAAGATATTGAAGATCCAACAGCATTACCAGCAAATCAATGGACACATTTTGCGTTCACACATAAAAATTCAGATAGCACATTAAGACTATTTAGAAATGGAGCGTTAGTAACAAGTACAACGTCATGGAGTCCATCATGGACTCATAGCACAAACCCTTTGTTAATTTCAAGATATAAAAGCGGTAGTGCTAATTTTTTTGGAAATTTATATTTAGGTTCATTTAGAATAGTTAAAGCCGACTATATTTATGATAGTGCATTTACACCTCCCACTGCTCCTTTCACTGCAAATGCAAACACAGTGTTACTTATGAATTCTACTAACGCAGGTATTATTGACCACACAATGCGTAACAACCTTGAGACAGAAGGTAATACAAGAATCTCAACTATACAAAAGAAATTTGGTACTGGTAGTATCTACTTTGATGGAACAAATGATAGTTTAAAATTACCAAATAATCCAAATTTAATTATGAGTACAGGAAATTGGACAATAGAATTTTTTATGTATTATGACCAATCTTCTTTTTCAGGATATAGAACTATCATAGATCAAAGGAATTCTTCTTATAGTGAAACATCAATAGTTATATATTTTGATGGCGGAAACTCTTTAGATTTTTATACTGCAGGAGCAATGAGAGCTGATATAGATATTTCTAGTTTAAGTGTGCGAACTTGGCATCATGTAGCTTTAGTAAAAAATGGAAGCACTACTAAATTTTATTTAGATGGAACTGCTACTGGAACATCAGATACTTCTGATACAAGAGATTATGTAGCCGTAGGAGATACTCATATAGGTGAAAGATATAATACTTCTCAACATTTTTTAGGTTATTTAGATGACTTTAGAATAACCAAAGGTGTTGCCAGATATACTTCAAACTTTACAGCCCCAACAAAAGCCTTTGCTAACAAATAGGAGATAAAATGTATATTGCAAAAGTAGATGGAAATGTTGTCGGTGAAATAGTACATTACACAAAAGTGTTTCGTAGTGTGCCTACCGATGAACAGTTAGCTCTTAGAGGCTATAAAAAAATAAATAAATTTAAACCTTATAATGTTCTAACAGAGCGACTAACAGGTGTTACACCTTATGTATCAGGAACATATGTATTTACTGTAGAAAAAACAGATATGACTGCTGATGAAATAACTTCAGCTAAAAATAGTGCTATGGCTAATATACGTTCTCAAAGAAATAGTATGTTAAAAGATACAGATTGGGCTGCAATTAGAAAAGCAGAGACAGGCACAGCTATGCCTAGTGCTATGGCTAGTTATAGACAAGCGTTAAGAAATGTCCCTGCTACGATAGGCAGTGCAGACCCAAGAACATGGAGTGATTGGCCTAGTATAAGTTTAGATGGAAGTTCTGCTAGTGGAGTGTAAGATACATGGACCCAGTGACTTTACTGTCAGCGGCAAGTCTGGCTTTCAATGGTGTCAAAAAAGCCATTCAGGTTGGAAGAGACATGGAGGATATATTCAAGCAGCTTTCTACTTGGAGCGGTCATGTTTCTGATTTACAAGAATGGATGGGTCAGGAAAGAAAGTACAAGAAACCTACTTTATGGCAAAAACTGACATGGGATAAAAGCGAAACGGCAGAGGCATTTGATGAACTTATCGCAAAAAAGAAGATTAAAGAGATGGAGGACGCAATCCGCCATGAATTTACCTGGGGAAAGCTGCACCACCTGGGCATGGACGGACCCTATGGATATCGGGCGTTCGTTAAAATTCGTAGGGAGGTTAGAGCCAAACGCAAGGCTGAAATATATAATCAGATGCGAAGAAGGAAAGCTTTTTTATATAACACAAAAATGGGTGTGGCAATTGGAACCCTCGTATTAATTTTAATTTGGTTATTACATTTTTTATGGACAGCAATATTGGAATCTAGTAAATGATTACTATAGCTTTTTGGATGGGTATATTAGTTCCAAATGTGGATCAGTATTATTGTAAGTTACAGTGGGTAGAGAGAAGTTTATGCTATTACTGGTGTGCAAACAGTAAAAGAGGTTTTAACTGGTTTGAGCCAAAAACAGAGAAAGGTTGTAAACTAGAGAAATTGTTTTACAAAGTAGAAAAGGAAAAGACAAGTGCTTAATTTAATATCAGGGTTATTACCAATAGGAGAAAAGCTAGTAGAACGCCTAATACCAGACAAACAGGCACAGGCGAAAGCTCTTCAACAACTAAAACAAATGGAGCAAGACGGAAGTCTTAAACGCATGGAAGCTGAGTTTGCTGATAAAGATAGCGCAAGACAGCGTGAAATGGCTATCTCTACCAGTGAACATAGTCCCTGGTTAAATAAAATTATAACCAGCCTACTCGCACTTGGAATCGTGGGACTTGCTTTTGCTTTGTTTGGGGTCATACTGTTTTTAGAGGTCACACCTGCAAACAAAGATATTTTAATTTTCTTATTAGGGAATTTAACAACTTTGGTAGGTTTAGTATGCTCATATTATTTTGGTAGTTCGGTGGGTAGTAAAGATAAAACAGAAGAAATTAAGGGGTTAATAAAAAAATGATGGATTGGAACACAAGCACTTATTTTTCAATGCATGAGTTTAAATGCTCTCACACTGGTAAATGTGAAATGAACCCAGATTTTATAGATAAACTCAATGATTTGCGTTTAGCTTTTGGTAAACCCATGATAATAACAAGTGGGTTTAGAGATGTCACTCATCCAATTGAAGCAAAGAAAAAAACTTCTGGAGCTCATACCACAGGACAAGCCGCAGATATAGCGATATCAAGAGAAGATGCTTTTCATTTGTTATCTCTAGCATTAAGTAAAGGATTTACTGGAATTGGTATACAACAAAAAGGTTCAGGACGTTTTATCCATTTAGACACTTTACAAAACACGGAGGAGAGGCCAAGACCTACGATTTGGTCATATTAAATTATGTTTGGATTTAGTGCTTATAGTCAAGTAACATATTCTGATGTACCTCCATCTCCTGATGCAGTTGTATCAGTCACAGGAGCATCTGCTACAGGGGTTTTAGGCACAGTTATCATCCCTAATGAAACAGTAACTTTAACTGGAGTGTCTGCAACAGCGGTTTTAGGCACAATATCAGTCACTGTTTTTGCGAATGCTAGTGCAACTTTAACAGGATTAGTTGCTACGGGAGAAGTAGGAAGTCCAATTATATGGAGTCCTGTAGATGATGCACAAAGTGCAACTTGGACAAGCATAATTAATTAAGGAATTGAGATGAGTAAAACATACGGTAATGATTTAAAACTTGCAATTATACAATCAGGAACACAATCGGGAACCTGGGGAGAAGTTACGAATGATAACCTAGAACAAATTGTGAAAGGAATTGGTGGTTTTGTATCAGTTTCTTGTTCAGGCGATAGTACGACTGTGCCTTTTACATCCTCTGAAAATGACGAGAGTTCTAATCAAACATTTAGAAACTTATATTTAAGTTTAACTGGAACTGTTAATTCAGGGTTTGATTTGATCTTACCTTCTATTGAAAAAATGTACATTATAAAAAATGGTACAAATGAAAACATAGAGGCAAAGACATCATCAAGTTCAGGAGTTAATATTAACACTGGAAAAACTGCAATTGTTTATATCAATGGTTCTCAAGTAGTTTCTGCTTTTGACTTTTACGATACCTTAACAATTGGAACTCCTACCTTCACTAATGCTTTAACAGTAGCAAATGGTGGAACAGGAATTGGAAGTGTTACAAGCGGTGCTGTTCTAATCGGTGCTGGAACAGGAAACTTAGTTCCTCTAACAGGTTCATCTACAAATGATGTTCTCACATGGAATGGTAGTGCTTGGGTATCTCAAGCCGGAGGTGGTGGAAGTGGAAGCGGAACGGTTACCTCTGTTAGTGGTTCTGGAACAGTAGATGGAATTACTTTAGGTGGAACTGTTACAACTTCTGGTTCTTTAACATTGAGTGGAGAAGTAACAAATCGTGTAAAAACAAATAGTACTGACCTTCAAAGTATACAAGGAAACTTTCAGTTAAACAAAACAACTCCTATAATATACTTAGGAGCAACTTCAAATTATTTCGGTTTTAATGAGTCTGGTGGTCAACTTAATATAGTTGCTAGTGGCAATGCTAAAATGGGCTTAAATGCTACTCAAAACTCTACTGCTCAAGATTTTGTTCCATTTGGTGATAACACAATTGATTTAGGTGCTCCTGGAGGTAGATGGCAAAACATTTATGGTGCTACTGGGGCAGTAAATTCTTCGGATCAAAGAATAAAAAACAGTATTCAAAACACTGATTTAGGTTTAAGTTTTGTAAATGCCTTAACTCCTAGAAAATATAAAATGAATGAAGGAGGAAAGGGATCTTTAATAAAAGAAGGAACTGACACCTCTTTTCCTGTTTATGGGTATAAAGCAGGTGTAAGATTTCATTATGGTTTAATATCTCAAGAAGTAATTACAGCTTTAGAAGGTCAAGGTGTAGATAAAAATTTATTTGGTGGTTGGACTTTAGACGATCCAAGTGATCCTGACTCTAGGCAATCATTGAGATATACAGAATTTATTGCTCCAATGATAAAAGCAATACAAGAGCTTTCTACAAAAGTTACTACACTTGAAGCAAAAGTAAAGGAGTTAGAATCTAAGTAATGGCTTACTTTAAACTTTCTCTTAAACCTGGTATTGATAAACAAAACACCGAATATGGTGCTGAGGGAGGTTGGATTGATTGTGATAATGTTCGCTTTCGATATGCTTTACCTGAAAAGGTAGGTGGTTGGACAGAGTTTCAGCAATCAACTTCTACAGGTACTTTTTTAATTGGTATGGCTAGTGATTCAATAGCTTGGAGAGATTTAGATGGCTCTCCTTACTTAGCTGTAGGAACAAACAGGAAGTTATATGTAAACTATCAAGAAAGATACTATGACATAACTCCTAATCGATCAGAAAATAATTCTTTACCCAGTGCTTTTACAACCCTTTCTGCCAGCACTACTGTCACTGTTCACGATTCAGGTCATGGCGCAGTAGAAGGAGATTTTGTTACATTATCTGAAGTAACAGATAATCCTGGTGGAATATCTAATGCTAGTTTGACAGGTGAATTTGAAATACAAGATATTACAGATACAAATTCGTACACAATTATTGCGGCATCTGCTGCAACATCTACTGCTACAACAACAGGTTCAGCTACATCTACTTATCAAATTAATGTAGGAAAAGATGTTAATTTTGCTGATTTTGGTTGGGGTGTTGGAGAATGGAACGCAGAAGAATGGGATACTCCTCGATCAGCAACAGGCACAGGTATTGTTCTTAACTCTAGAATTTGGGTATTTGATACGTTTGGAGAAGATTTACTGTGTCAATTACAAGATGGTCAACTTTTTAGATGGGACACATCTGGAGGGGTTGGTAATAGAGCATCAGCGGTTGCAGGTGCTCCAACAAAAAACAGGTTTGCTTTAGTTACCAATGAAAGACATTTAGTTCTTTTTGGAACAGAGGCAACAATAGCATCTCCAGCTTCACAAGATCCTATGTTTGTTAGATTCTCTAATAGAGAGGACATAGGCACGTTCACTATAACTAGTGAAAATACTGCGGGAGATTTAAGGTTAACAGACGGTAATAAAATTGTTACGGCTATTCGATCAAGAAATCAAATATTGATTCTTACCGATACATCTTTACATGGAATGCAGTTTATAGGGGGTGATTTTGTTTTTGGTCTTACTCAACTAGGCACAAATTGTGGTTGTGCTGGTTCTCATGCCGCAGTAGATGTGAATGGTTTAGCTTTTTGGATGGGAGTTGAGGCTTTTTATGTTTTTGATGGAACAGTTAAAAAACTACCTTGCACAGTTCAAGACTATGTATTTGACGATATTAATCTTGATCAAAAAGAAAAAATATTTGCAGGATTAAACTCTCAGTTTAATGAGTTAACATGGTGGTATTGCTCTTCTGGCAGTAATCAAATTGATAGATCAGTAACCTATAATTATTTAGAAAATGTTTGGCATATAAATTCCTCAATACACAGAACAACATGGACAGATGTTGGTGCATACAATAATCCTATAGGAATAGAGTATTTTCCAAACAGCAATGCTACTTACACTATTTCAACGATAAACGGTCTAACTCAAGGGAGAAGTCTTGTATATACTCATGAAGTTGGAACAGACGCAAATGGATCTGCAATGAGTTGTTTTTTACAATCAGGATACTTTGATATTGGAGATGGTGATGAGATGATGTTTATGAAAAGATTTGTTCCTGATTTTAAAGATCAAGTCGGAGACATAAACGTAAATTTATTTTTAAGGACATATCCAGAAACAACAGCTACAAATAGTAGCTTAGATCCTTACCTTGTAACTCCAACAACAGATAAAATAGATACTCGAGCAAGAGGAAGACAAATATCTTTGAAGATACAAAGTAGTTCTGCTGGTTCTACCTGGAGATATGGTACATTGAGAGTAGATGTTCAACCGGATGGAAAACGATGAGCAAAATTACAAATACACGTTTACCAAATGCTAATCCTAATGAATATAGTGCGGAGCAGTTTAATCAACTGGTGCGAACACTGGAACAAATTGTCTTGCAATTAAATACCACATACACACCCACTGAAACAGAAAATAAAGATCAAGCTCAAACTTGGTTTTTAGGAAACTAACATGGCAAATATATACAGAAGATTCATACAAACTGAGTTAACATCAGCTTCACTTACAAACGTGCTTACTGTTGCTGATGAAACAACAGCTATAGTAAAATCAGTTATTGTGTCAAATGATGATTCGGCTGTCACAGCCTCTATCACAATGTCTGTAGCACCTAGTGGATCAGGTACACTTACAATTGAACCTGCAAAAGATTTATTACCAAAAACTAGCGAAGACCTATTATTAAACAAAGGTCCCTTGGTTCTTCAGTCATCGGATATTCTGAAAGTAAAGGGAACTGGGGGTAGCCCTAATGTTGATGTGGTTGCTTCTGCACTTTTAGTGGACAGAAACTAATGTTTTATAGGATAATCTATAGGTATGTAATCACGTTCTTTCATAACGTGCAGCCTATTGGACAACAAAAGAGAGGAATGTAATGGAAGAGGGGATTATGGGGCTTAACCCTCAAATGGGAATGCCTCAAACACAAAACATGAACCAAAGACCAAGGCCACAGGATCTTGAAGCTTTTGAACAAGCAAGAAAGCAAATTCCTTCTGAGGAGCTTTCTCAAACAGTATTAGATAGTGTTGAGGAACAAGATCCAGAAGTAATTGGAGCTTTTAAAGAATTGCTTCAAAGTATTGAGATGCCTGAAGAAGTAATTATGGCTTTGAAACAGTTGATAAGGGCTGTTTTACAAAACCCTGAGATGTATCCACAATTAGTAGATGCTTTAATGCAATTAGGTGCAGACGCGGAAGACATTCCACCTCAATTTGATCCAGAGTTTGTATCTACTTTAGCCTTGTCTTTAGATCAGGTGAGAAAAACAACACCTATGCCAGAAGAAGTTCAAGGATTTGCTGATGGTGGTGAAGTTTCTATGAAACCGATTGCGAAGTACATGGCATCATTAGGTAGAAATGGAGATACAATCTTAGCTCACATAAATCCTCAAGAAGCTCGTTTATTAAAAGCTTTTGGAGGATCAGGAACAATTAATCCACAAACAGGTTTGCCGGAGTTTTTTTTCAAGAAAATATTTAAGAGCGTTAAAAATGCAGTAGACGGTGTGGTTAAAGGTGCTAAAAAATTCTTAAAATCTGATGTAGGCAGAATCGTGTCTGCTATAGCTATTGGTTATTTTGCAGGACCATATGCTGCTCAAGCTTTTGGAGCAAAAAGTTTTGCTGCACAAGCAGCGGCCACGGCTTTTGTTGGAAGCACAGGATCAAGTTTCCTAGCTGGAGATGGTGTAAAAAATTCTGTTGTGAATGGTGCAAAAACAGCCGCTGTGGCTTATGCTACCGCACCTTTTGTTAAAGCAGCGTTCCCAACTACAGGCCAAGAAGGGACAAGTTATTTTGATAGAGTTGGGCAAGGCTTTAGTTCAGACGCTGATATGGCATTTCCAGGGTTTGGTGAAAAAGAAGTTGCTCAAGGACAAAAACAAGGTAAACTTTTCGAAACCGATTTTTCTGATATGAAGGCTAAACAAGATTTAGTTATGCGAGATAAGTTTGGAGGAATTGCGCAGAGAGCTGATACAGCTACAGATGTTGCTTCTGGATCATATCAGGCTCCGTTTGATGCACAAAGACTGGGTGCAGAAAAACTGACTGGATCAACCTACGGTGATGCAACATATGGTTCTCGTACTCTTAGTGATTCATATCAGCCTACCAAAATTAATGTTTCCAATACGGTGCTTCGTGATGCTATACCTACTTCAGACACGATAACTGACTTTGATAGAAATATATTAGGATTAACTGAGAATAAAATTAATCCTGACTTATTGCTTCCAGGAACTGATATACCCCCACCTGCAGGATCACAAATTGCAGGATTACCACCGAAGGATATGACTTATGGAGAATATTTTACAGAATTAGGGGGTGGGATCAAGGATCTTGTAATATCTCCTTTTTCAAAAGAAGCTACTGCAAGAGAGGCTCTTTCACAAATAGGAAGAGCTGCAGCTGCTAAACCATATACAACGACTGCTTTGGGGTTAATTGGTGCAAATGAATTAGGACTATTAGAGGGTGTTAAAGCAAATCCAAATTTACCTGGTGGCTTTGATCAAAGAGGTTATGAATTATATATGCAAGATCCAGAGAAATATAAATCTTTTTTTGCAAGACCTGAGATAAGTTATTATGCTGATAGAGTAAGACAGATGCAAGAAGGTGGTATAGCTCAAAATTTTCCTAGAAAAACTGGAGCGATAAACGGACCAGGAACTGGAACATCTGATGACATTCCTGCAATGTTATCTGATGGTGAATTTGTATTTACTGCAAAGGCTGTTAGAAATGCCGGAGGCGGTGATCGTAAAAAAGGTGCAAATAAAATGTACTCTATGATGAAATCCTTAGAAAGGATGGGATAAAAAAATGGCAGAGGGTTTTTCGCGAGCAACAACAACTTTAGAGCCTGAATTACAAGCCAAAAATATTGGTTTAGTAGAAGGCATGATGGAAGAAAAGCTTGGTAGTTACCAACGCGGTCCAGATGGAGAACTTATAAAAGTTGGTCCCGTAGATCCTGATGTTCTTCCTGCATACGAAATAGCTCCTCGTGATTATTTCCAAAATGTAGCTGATCTACAATTAGGAGAAGAATTTAGACGAGGTAGAGGTATTGGTAGTTATAAAGATTACATGGATGTAGGTTTTGATACCGCTTCACAGGCTAGAGGACTTTTTGATCAGGGCATTGGAGTTTTAAAACAAACTGATAGACGTTATGATCCCTCTGATGTTTCAAGATACATGGATCCGTATCAACAACAAGTAATTGATGCCACCATGAAAGAATTAAACAGACAAGGTGGCATAGCGAGAAACAGAGCCTCAGATCAGGCTATTAGATCAGGAGCTTTTGGTGGCGGAAGAGAAGGTGTTCAAAGAGCTCAGTTAGATAGAAACTTAGCAGATGTTCAGTCACGAGCATTAGCTGATTTATATTCTAGAGGATATTCTCAAGCTTTAGATGCATCGAGATCTGATTTTGCAAATCAAATGGCAAGACAAGCAAATGTTGCAACTGGTCTTGGTCAGTTTGGACAGGGCTTTCAAGGTCTTGGTGAATCTATACAAAATACTGGAAAACTTGCTCAAGGTCAGTCTTTGGCTGATTATCAAGCACTTTATGGTGCAGGTGCTGCAAGACAAGATCAAAAACAAAGGGAAATGGAAGCTAGTAGATTAACAGATTACATGGGGATGATGTATCCATATCAACAATTTGGATTTTTCCAAGATGCGTTGAATAAAGTTCCAATGGGTCAGTCTACATTTACGGCTACTTCACAAGGAGGATACAATCCGTTGATACAAACTGCCGCAACTGGCGCAAATGTTATGTTTGGACTTGGTGCAATGAAATCTGCCTTTCCTGAAATGCAAGTTCCGTTCTTTGGATCGGGTGGTTAGATATGGCTAAAGATGTTTTTAACAGAAAAATGTTTTTACAGGTTTGTCCATCAGACGGTGACAAAGATCGCACTGTGGATGACCCAGAAATAATTCAAAGAAACATTCAAAAGACTATGAATCAACCACAGCAACCGCCACAGCAACCACCACAGCAACCACCTCAAGGTGGCATTCAATCTTTAAGAGAAGGTGGTATGGTAGGTAATCAAAGTTTAAATGTTGCAAATGAATTAAGACAAATAACTTCATCTTTAAGAAATACAGTTACACCTGTTTATAGAACAGATGGTTCTCCGCCTGAGGGAGAGAAAACAAGATTCTTACCGAACTTTTTACCAAATTTAAGAGAGCGAGGATATTTTGATCCAAACTTTTATATGCAAAAATTTACTGGATCTGCGATTCCAGACTTTTTTTCTGAAGTTCTTGATTTAGATACAAGCTACTCTCGTTCTAGAGCAAAGAATATAAAAAGAGCAGCGGCTTTAAAAGTTAAAAGAGATTATGAAAAATTGTACGGAGCAGATGCTGTAAATTATCAAGAGTACAATGATGCAGTTACAGCTTTAGAAGAAGATAATTTTGACACATCTGATTTCACAGGAGAAAAACCAAAAGAGAGTATTGTTCCTGGACAAAAGCTTACCGTTGATGATAGAGGTGTTCCTACATTTCAACCAGAACAAACTTTTTCAACCGTTGCTCCTACGTCTGTACAACCTGCTTTGGGTCCTGAACAAAAAGATCCTTTAGGTGTTCTTAATGAAGAGCAAGAAGCAGAAAGTATAGAAAAACAAGGAGTAGGTACTAGTGGCATAGATGACGATGATGATGGTGTAACTACACCAACTGTAACTACACCAACTAATAATGAAATTGATGCTTTAATAAATCAAGCTGCGAACTCTAGTAAGTTGATTGGAGCAAATCTTATTACAGATTCTGATGCAGGGAAAAAAGATACGTCAGATTTAAAAACTAGAATGAAAGATAGAGCTGCTTTGTATAAAGAAATATTAGGTGAGGATGAAGCATCGAGAAAGTCTAGAGCTTTCTTAGTTTTAGCTCAGGCGGCTGCAAATGTTGCGGATGCGGCATCTAAAACAAGTAGATTTGGAAGTGCTCTAGCTCAAGGTTTAAAAACATTACCTCTTGGTTTAGCAAAAGCACAGGCCGCAACTTCACAAAGAGATCTTGCAATTAAGACAGCAGCTTTAAGTGCTGTAGAAGCAGAGGATGCTGCTAAAGCTAAAGCCCTTGGAGATTTAAACAAAGCACTAGTTACAGCAGATATTAAAAATTTAAGTAAAGATGGAGTTAAAGCTAGAAATATAGCAGTTCGGATTGGACAACTTTCTCAATCCGGTGTGAATCCTTTTACTTCCTCTTCTGTTAAATCCTATATGCCTCTTTTAGAAAAAGAAGGTTATTTAGCGAAGGGCGGATTACCAGGAGATATCATAGTTGCAAATAATCTTTTAGGTCTTCCTGTAGGCACATTTGTCTCAGTTTCTAAACAAAGGGACGTAAATAAAGGAGCTATAAATTCCGTCTATGCACCAGCCTCATTTAACAACTATGCAGATGCATTCGCACAATTTAAAAATGGGCAAATTTCTAGAAGTGAATTAGACGCAGTAGCAGATAAAAATGCTTTTGGTGACAAGGTTGGAGTTAGTGTCACTACAAATGAAAAACGAGTCTTAGCTAAAAAAGATGTAATTGAAGACAACTATAAAGTAATAAGAAAAATAGATAAGATCATAAAAGAATTTAAAGATACTTATGGACCTAACAACGCTATTTCTAGAATGTTTTCTAAGTTAACTGTTCCTTTCATCGGGGATCAACAGTCTTATTTTGCAGATGCTAAAAAAATTGCAGCAGAGAAAAACTTCCCTCAATTTAGAAAGTTTATTAGAAGAATTGATGATGAAGGAGGAATGAGATTAAAAGCAGAGTATAAGTTAGAAGAATTAGAGTTTAAAGATTTAGAACCTGGTTTTTTATCTTCTGTAGAAGTAGCTATAGATGGTATGCTAGATAGAAGAAATGATGCTGCTAATAATATCATTGAAGCTAGTGCTGAAATAGATCCTCAGTTTAACCAAATTGCTAGATATATTAAGAGAACAGCAAAAGGAACTGAAAATGATCCTTTCTCAATATCAGACTTACAACACCCTGAAATTAAAACCACGATAGAACAAGCAGGGTTGCAGAAACGAATATTCTATTACAGACTTCCTAACAGCGACAGAGTGAAAGAAGTAAGTGGTCAGCAAATTTTAAATATAAAATAATATGCCTAAAATACAAAACTTAGACGGTTCTATATTTGATACAGAAACAGGAGAACTGACTCTTCCTGAAAAACCAGTTGAGGTAGCTCCATCTGAAGCTCCGATGTTAGACGAGCCTTCTAGTGCTATGGATAAAATACTACAGTTTTCTTATGGCTTTAACAGAGGTTTGTTTGAAATGACAGATCCTATTGTTGAAGGTATAGCTAAAATGACAGGCATTAAGGATCCTGTAAAGATTGGTGATTTTGTTCAAGTTTTTAATCGAGGAGAAACTGCTCCTAAAAATAGAACAGAACGATATGCAAGAACACTTGGTGATTACACAGCTTTAACTGGAAGTGCTTCTGGTCTTCTTGCTTTTATGGCTAGAAAAGGATTCTTAGGACGAGCTGAAAAAACTGGTAGGTTAAGTAAGAGCGTTACATATGATGACAAATTAGTTTTATCAGCTCCTACAACTCTGGATAAAGCACTTGATATTACTAAAGATCCTAAAAAATTAGGGATTGGAGCACACCTTTCTCCATATTACATAAGCAATACCTTAAAAGGTGCTTCTAAAGATATGCTCGACTATATTAGAAAAAATCCTAGAGAAGCTTTATTTATTGATTTAGCTTTTACAGGATCTTTAGCTGCTACAGAGCAAAGTATTGAAGAGTTCATGGACGAAGGGACAGCAAAAGAACTTGCAAAAGGATTAAATCCTATCTTTCAAATGGCAATAGGTGTTCCTGCAATAGCTTTAGGGGAGGCTTTATTTAAGATATCTCCTACTAGATTTGCTGGACAACTTTTGAGAGGAGAGCGTGGAGAAGAAGAGTTAGCCAAAAAAAGTTTAGCGGATATTTTGAAAGAAGATCCTAGATACATAGAGTCCATAGGTCAAAAAAGTTTACCTATACCTGTTTTAAATAAAATGGTTGACTTTGCTAACAATAAATCTTTAGAAAGTGCAGGAGAAAAATTAGATGCCATATTTACAATACTTAGAGATCCTGTGTATAAAGAAGGGCAATCCTTTCAATTTGCAAAAAGACTTAAAGAATGGGAAGAAGAGAATAAAGAATTATTTGAAGGCATAGACTTTAATTTAAACATTGCTGAACTAGCAGATAGTGCAACATTAAATAAAATGATTGAAGCTTATTCCGCTACTGTTCCTCAACCTGTTTTAAAAGATTTAATTGAAGTTCAAAATCAAAAGTTAACAAATTTAGCGACGTTGTTTACTCGTATGACTCCTCAAGAGCAAAAAGATAATGGTGCGTTCTTGAGACTGTACCATGAAAGTTTGAAGAAGAATGCAGAAGAGTTAAATGAAAAAGCAGGTAAGATTGGTGAAAAAGATGCAAAGGCATTTGCAAGAAAATATTCTTATGGAACCTTGGATGACATAGGTATGTTTTTTGAAAAAGCTATTCTTCAAAAGTTAGATCAAGTAGACAAAAACTTTCAGATAAGAGCAGAACAAGGGCAGTTTACAAGAACAAGAGATGGTGCGGATGCTCCTACTAGAGATCCTTCAAAGTTTTCTCAAGAAGAATTACGAGGAGAAGCAATACCTGGTATTCCTACTATGGAGTTCACAGATTTTTTAGTTAAATTTAAACAAAAATTTGTTCCTACAGAAAGAGATGAGAGAGATTTTCAAGATGTATCTCTCACAAGAATCTACAATTTAGTAGATAATTTTTTTGCAGCTAGACAAAATGAATTTATTCGTAGAATCGAAGAAGGCTTTAAAACAAATACAAACAAAGACGGTGAGTACTTAGGTGTTCCTGGTTTTAGAGAGTTTATGCTTTCAAAGAACTCATACAAAGTTGGAAAGAAAGAAGTAGAACTTCCAGTCTTATACGCTATATCTAGAAGGTATAAAGATAAAAAGGGTAAAGTACAACTTATAAAAGGAGAGAGTATTGCACCTGAATTACAAATGTTAATTAGAGGTCTTGATACCCCTGAACAACAAATGAATACAGTTTTCAATCATGCCTTTTTTAATTTCTACAAAAATACAAATTTCAAGGCTATAAAAAATCCTAGAGATAAAGAAACCGGAAAGCTAGTAAAAGAAAAAGATAGAAATATTCTTTACTATCCTACTCAGGATCAAATTGATTCATTAATTAAAAATTATATAAAGAAGAACGATTACACAGAAAAAGATCTTCTTCCAAAGATAACTTTAACCTTGCCGGATGCATTTAGCTTATTAGGTAAAGTTAGAAACAGTTTAGCAAACACTCAGTCACAAATTAACAAAGAGTTTAAAGACTTTAATACCGGAAGACGATTTTTACTTTCGCAACAAACTATGTTTGACGATTTGAACAAAGAGATATTGCGTGGGTTCAAGAAACAAGGATTAGGAAATTTTGTTAAAGAATACCAAGATACTTTTTCTTTCTTTAAAAATACTCTAGCTAAAAAGACCTTGGATCCTGGAACTTCGGCAGAAAGCCTAGCTAAGTTTTTATTAAGGGACTCTGCTAACTTAAAAGAATTAAATAAACTTTTTGAAAAATCAAATGGTAAACACGTTTCTAGTTACATAACGTATCTAGAAAAAGCAGTCATAGGCCAAGCGACAGGAAACAATCCTGAAAATGTTTTTATGAAAAATGGTGAGTTTGATTTTGAAGCATTTAGTAATGCAATAAGGAATAAGATAGCTCCAAACATACGCAAAAATTTACCTCAAGAATTAAAAGACAGATTAAGTAAAGCTGATCTAATGGCTACTAGAATTTTAACCAGAAGAAAAGCAATGGAAGATAAAGCTAATGCAATTACAGAAGGCTCTTTCATGTTAGGTATAAAAAACTATGTCGCTGAAGGTCAAAATTATGGTGATGTTATTTTAAAAGCTTTAAAAGAACCTCAGTTTATGACTGTCTTAAAAAAAGAAGCTGATCGAGCTGAAAAAGAAGCAATTTCTAAAGCTAAGAAAGGTTTAACTCCTGACGGTATATCAAAGAAATTTGCAGCTAGTCAAGAAGCCAGAGATAAGTTAATTAATCCTTTAAGATCGCAAGTTTGGAAATTTTATAAAGAGCAGTTCGGATTTGGAAAAGATATTTATGATGTTCCCAATAAACTTCAACTGTTTATTACAAACCCTAAGATAAGATCTTCTTTGGAACAAATTTATTCTAAAAAAGAATTAGATAATTTAGATAAGTTGGCTGAACTTGAACGCAGAATTTTATCTGCCGGAAGAACTGAAGCAGATCTTTCTAGAGGTGCAACTACAATTAACCAAAAATTTCAAGAGTTATTTGGCTTTGGTATTCAAACTTTAGAATCTTCCGCAAGGGCAGCGTTTATAACGAACAAACAAGCTCCAATAAGTATGTTTTTCGGGTTAGGAGCAAGATTAATTGGTAGACAACAAATGAATGTGTATGATGCAGCTATGTTTACTGCAGCTACTAATCCTAAAATCGCAGAGAAAATAGTAAATTCTTTAGATGATTATCAATCTCCTGAAGGTTTAGCTCAAGCAAGAGAACTCTTAGGCAACGTAGGATCTTATTATAAAAATGTTTTAGATGATATGACAGGCATAAGACCAAGAGCTGTCATGGCTACAAAGGTAGCTCTTCCAATCGAAGTTTCTGAGCAATTACAAGGAGAAGAGGATAAAGTTCCTTTGCCTGATCTACAAAGAGCTCCAGTCGTGCCTCCAATGAGCACCGTAATAAAACCCTCAGCACGACCTCAACAAAGAGCTCCAGATTTTGCTACGAGGTATGAGGCTTTGTTCCCAGACGATTCAATTGTTCCTCTCCTGAAGAAAAATCAACCACCTCAGAGGTAAAAACTTTAAGTTTCTGTCTCCATTGATCGAGATAGGAATCGAACTCTCTACCACATATCACAAAATCTTTGAAATAACCGTCCTGAGAAGCCATTAGTACAACTCCCTGACGTATATTTGTATCAAATTGATGGTTGTGGGCATCCGCATACGCAGCTAATTGTATGAAATAATCGTCAATCCACTCTCTTTTCTTCATTTTATTGGACTGTTTAAAGTCAATTATGGAAGATTCTCCCCTAAATACCCCTGAGAGATCTATAGTCCCTGCGTAAGAGCCGTGTTTATAAACCATGACCTCACTACCCCAGACTTCATCCAAGTCCTCAAAGAACGTCTCAATGAGTCCTGCACCCATCCTATATCCTTTTATCTGGTAAAATTTCTTAGCATATGGCACAGGTCTTAATTTCACATGGGATTCAATAAACGAATGCATAGCGGTTCCAACCTTGGCGGCATTGTCTCTAATGCGTTCTGCCTCTTCCTTCCCTACACGATTGGTCCACTCAATCAGGCCAGACTTATCTTTGCTATGACTAAGTATGGTTGTCACGCTTGGCAACTTGTCCCCTACTTCGTTTACATATCTCCGACCCTCAGGAAGATCCTGACGTTTTAACGTGGTGTAGTTATATCTGTATCTAGGCTTGATAATCATATCAACCATTTTCTTAATTCCTCTCCTAATACTTTACTAGCTATATCTATTTTATCTTTCAGAGCTTCAACTATTCTTTGATCAATTGTATCCATTACTTTCTCTCCAGGGACATAAGGAAACTGTGAAATCAAATCTATATAATTCACACTCTTTGTTTGTCCAATTCTATGTGCTCGATCTTCTGACTGTAGCCTTACTTCTAAGTCATAGTTGTTTGAATAATAAATAACATTAGAAGCCTGAGTTAATGTTAAACCATATCCACCTGTTCTGGGTTGCCCAACAAAAAACAAAAGATCAGATTTAGGATCTTGAAAGTCTTCTACAATCTTTACCCGATCTTCATTAGAAGTTGCTCCATAAAAACCTGCTGCACATCCGCCACCAAATTTTTCAGAAAGTTTCTTTACAATAGATTCTATGTCGTATGTGTAATTAGCCCATATAATAATTTTGCCGGAACATTCTTCTATGCAATCTAATAAAACACTCATTCTGTTTGATTTTATTTCAACTAATTTTCCATCATCACTCTTTATATGTCCACAGCATATTTGATGTAATCGCAGTATCTGAGTCAAAGCACTTGCAGTTGTAGTGATTGAACCATCATCTAACATAGCAAGAGCCATTTTTTTCATAGATTTGTATACTTCTTCCTGTTCATCAGTTAAATCTACATAGCGCAATGAGTATACTTTCTCAGGTAAATCTAGACATTCTTCTTTTTTTATCCGAAAAGCAAAAGGTTTTAATTTTTCTGATAATTCATCCAATCTTCTATAACCAACTACCTGATTGAAAGACTTAGGTCCTACAGATTGTGGAGATAGAATTGCATATCTGGCTTGGAAAGCATAATAACTAGAAAAACCAAGTAAGTCTGCATTTAAAAAAGCGCATTGTGTGTATAAATCTAAGGGACTTTTTGTCACAGGAGATCCTGTACAAATTCTTCTATACTTTGCAAACCTTCCTAACTTATAAACACTTTTTGTTCTTTTTGCTTTCGGTGATTTTATGGTTGTGCTTTCATCGATTACCATGAACGCGTCATGGCATAATAAAAACTTTTCTGCGAAGCTGACACCTTTTTGTGTACTGAAAGCTTCCACATTCATGACTAGTATGTGTAGTTTATCATCCAACTCAAACATACTTTCTAAATCTTGTTTTGCTTTTTTCTTAGGACTTGGACTCCATAAAGCAGTTTTGTAGTCAACATGATCGGGCATATGTTTCGGTATCTCATTGGATACCCAGTTTTGGTATACTCCCTTTGGCGCAACAACCAAGGCTCCAGAAACATAGCCGTTATCATATAACATAGCTATGTTATTAATAATCATAAAGGTCTTACCAGTACCCATGTCGGCAAACACCGCTGCTACAGGGTCTTTCCAGAATCTAGTTAAATATGCCGCCTGATGCGCATATGGTTTATTTTTAAATTTGTACTTTATCACTTGTATCTCTTTCTAGAATAGATTACAGTATACACATAAAGTGATTAAGGAGAAAGATTTTGAGTAATATTTATGTGGTACAGGAAACTAGCGTCAATATTTTATCCGCTTCTAAATTTTTAGGAGAAGAAGGAGAATTTAAATTTTTATTGCCTCCTACAAACCAGATTATGTTTTCACCTGGCCCTTCTATTAAAAGGATAAAAAGAGGTTTGGAGAACTTCAGCAGTAAAGATTTTTTATTGTTGATAGGGGATCCTGCCGCAATGGCTATAACTGCGGCTTGTGCTTCAGAGAAAAACAATGGTAAATTTACATTGTTGAAGTGGGATAGACGAGAATCAACATACTATCCTATTAAAGTTGATTTGAATCAGAAAGGAGAAAGTTATGAGTAAAAATCTTGCGGATTTTATTCAGGAAGAAACACAGGCATTAAATTTAACTGGAAGTGCTTTACAAGATGTAAGTGAATTAGCGAAAGAAGTTTTAAAAGCTGAAGAAGAGATCAACGCTCTTGAAACAATTTTGAGTGACAAGAAGAAAGAACATAGGAATCTTGTTGAAAATAGAATACCTGCAGCGATGCAAGAAATAGGTATGTCTAACTTTACAATGGCTGATGGTTCAATGATTGAGGTAAAACCATTTTACTCAGCTTCAATTCCTAAGGACAGAAAAGGGGAAGCCTTTGAGTGGCTTCGCAAACATGGATACGATGACATCATTAAGAATCTAGTGAGCGTTCAGTTTGGTAGAGGAGAAGACGATGATGCGTCAAAGTTGATTGGGATGATTCGTGAAAATGGAATGATTCCTAGTCAAACCGAAAAGATTGAATCTCAAACTCTTAGAGCATGGGTTCGTGAAATGGTGGAGCAGGGTGTAAAGTTCCCTACCGAACTTTTCGGTGCATTTTGTGGTACGAAAGCTAATATTAAATCAAGTAAAAAGTAAGGAGAAAATTATGAAGCTTCAAACACCAAAGAAGAACCAAAATGGTGCAATCGCAACTGTTGATGTTTCTTTATTTGAACAGTCTGCGGGAGATGGTTTACAAAACATTGCAACTGAAGATACTGCATTACCTTTTTTGAAGTTGTTATCAAAAATGAGTCCTGAAGTAGATTCAGTAGAAGGTGCTCAACCTGGCATGATGTATAACTCTGTATCTGGTCAGTTGTATAAAGACAGTTTACACGTTGTGCCTTGTCATTATGAAAAGAAGTACATTGAGTGGGCTCCTCGTGGAACTGGAAATGGAAGTCCAGTGAACACTTATGGAGCATCTTCAAATATTCTTTCTAAGACTGTGAAAAAACCAGGAGATTGGAGAGACTATTTAGATAACGGAAATTACATTGAGGCTTGTGCTCATCACTACGTCATGTTAGTTGGCGAGAGACAACCTGCTTTAATTGTAATGAAGTCAACCCAGTTGAAGAAAAGTAGGAAATGGAACTCTATGATTATGACTACGAGTATTCCAAATTCAAAGGGAGTTATGTTCCAACCCCCATCGTACTCTCACGTTTATTCTTTAGCATCAGAAAAAGAATCAAATGATAAAGGCACATGGTTTGGTTGGGAAATTGGAAAGGTGGGTCTTATTGAGGATCAGTCTCTCTTTTTGATGTGTAAGGAATTTTCTGAATCCATATCTAAGGGAGAAGTAGAAGTCAAGCATACAGAGGATAATCCTGTAAAAACTTCTGATATTCCATTTTAATAACCCAAAGTATCTGAATGTCTGATATCGTTAAATTTAAAACGATTTTTAATGGTTTAGAGTCAGCGTATGGCACTTACACCATCGAGAGTGAACGAGAAGATACGAAACAAGTCGGTAAGGGCTTTGTAGTTAGAGAAGTCCCTACCGACATTATTTGGCAAAAGCACTTGGATGGTAAAGAGCCTAGTCTTGGCATAATACCAATTAGGAGCGACCAAACTTGTGTCTGGGGTGCTTTTGATATTGATGAATATAATCTAGATCATAAAAATCTTGTAGGTAAAATTAAAAAAATGAATTTACCTTTGATCGTATTTCGATCAAAGTCAGGGGGTGCTCACGTTTATATGTTTGTGAAAGAACCCTTATCAGCTGCAGATATGCAAAAACACATTAAATTGTTCGCGGCATATCTGGGCTTTGCAAATTGTGAAGTGTTTCCAAAACAAACAAAACTCTTAGTTGATAGAGGTGATGTTGGAAACTTTTTAAATCTGCCGTACTTTGGTGGAGATAACTCTAATAGATATGCGTTTAAGGAGAATGGTGATGCTGCAACGCTTGAAGAATTTTTTGAACTCTATGAAGAAAAAGTTGTTAGAAACAATAAAGAAATCCCAAAACCGGAAGTAGAAAATGAGAACATTCCTGATGGTCCTCCTTGTTTACAGTATCTGTGTAATCAAGGGTTCCCAGAAGGCACTAGAAACAATGGCCTATTTAACATAGGTGTGTACTTAAAAAAATCTCATCCAGATTCTTGGGAAGATAAAATGTTAGAGGCAAATCAAAAATACATGAGTCCTTCTTTACCTTTGAATGAAATCAACACAATTGTTAAACAATTAAATAAAAAAGACTACAACTATAAGTGTAAAGATTCTCCGATCAATGCTCATTGCTCACCATCAATATGTAAGATGCGTAAGTATGGTATTGGTGCTTCAGAGGCAGATATTGACGGACCAAGTATCACGGCTTTAGTGAAATACAATTCGGATCCGCCGCTATGGTTTTTAGATGTTGAAGGTCATAGAATTGAATTAACCACTGAAGAGTTACAGCAACAGCATAAGTTTCAAATTGTTTGTATGAACAAAATAAATGTTGCTCCTCCGACAAGAAAGAAAATGGAGTGGGAAGCATTATTGAATAAGTTGCTAAGACAAATGGTAGAGACTCAGGCTATACAAGAAGCACCGGAAGATACTTCGCATGAAGGTAGGTTCGCTGATCTGTTAGAAGAGTTTTGTACACACTTTCAAAGTGGCAT